TTGCGTCTCCAGATCGTGCTGACGCTGTCTTGGGAGCCATTGCCTGTGGCGGGGGCATCGGAGGAAGTTGGGAGCGTTACGATGCGATTTCGCGTCCAACGGTGAGTGAGTTGTACGAGGAGGCTTCTTTACTTGCTGATGACATCGGCGCACCAAGCGGAGCGAACGCGGGGTATTAAAAATAAATGAAATTTATTGTGGATAAGAAACGTCTGTCTAGTGTTGCATAAGGTATCACTTTGTGTTACCGCACTTTGGCGTGCGGGTGGGGAATGATGTATTACCCGTGGAGATCGCGGGAACGGCAAGAAGCACAAATGCGATGGTCAGTAGTCACATTAGAGCAGGGGGAAGTCCGGCAAACGGATGAGCCGCATAAATCAGCAATTCCCTATCCCACGCCTCCCTCTTTGAGATGATGAAGAAGAATAAGAAGAAGACTTACGAATACGGGCCTTGCGCTCACGGGCATACCAAGCCAACCGAGGCTGACTTGAAGGCGGGTAAGCCCGCACCGGACAATCGTGGCAGGGGAAGGGGCAGGGGAAGATAATGCCATTCAAGAGCGAAGCCCAGCGGCGATGGATGTATAAGAACAAACCCAAGATGGCAAAGGAATGGCAGAAAGAAACTTTAGGCAAAAATCTCCCAAAGAGAAAACAACCCAAAACTAGAACCAAATAATATGGCTGCAAAAAAACAAGGCTACAAAGCGCGGCAAGACGAATCATTAGGCGCACGCAGAGGCGCACGCAAGAACCTCAAGAACAAAGTCTCCAAAGTCGGACGGCGTAAGATGGCTTCAGGCCCACGCAAGGCTGCTGGCGGCAAGAAGTATGGTTTAAAATGAGCGAGAAACTTTACGACTCCATTATTTCAGATATTAACTCCCGTGTGCGTTGGGAGACAAGGCAGGGTCTTTGGTATCAGATGCGTACCGATGGGTTGGCGCGCAAACATAAGCCTTGGCCCAATGCTGCGGATATGCACTTCCCCTTGGTGGATACCACCATCAACAAACTCAAGCCTGGATTCTTCCAACAGGCAATGGGGTTGAATGTATTGGCAACCTTTGTGCCGATGCGCCAGCAGTTGGCTGGATTCACCACGGCGGCAGAGCAATGGTTTTCTTATAAGCTCCTTGAGAAATCCAATTACGGTATGGAGATGATGAGTTGGATCGATCATATGCTGGTAAGCGGGCGCGGCGTGGTAAAGGTCTACTGGAATCCCGATACCAAGAAGGTTGAATTTCAATCGATTGACCCGATGTACATTATTGTCCCGCCGTGGACGAAGGGTGTGGAGGGGGCAGATCGCATTACCCACGTAATCCCAATGAGCCTTGATGCGTATAAACGCGCGGGCATCTATTCCACCGCCTCTGGCGTCATAGAGAGCATACAGGGTGGCGAGGCGGAAGACACTGGGATGACCAATGACCTCCGGCACAAGCGCGAGGTGCGCGAGGGGATTACCCACAGCAGAGATGAAAATCAGGTAATCGTGTGGGAGGCTTATGACCGCAAGGATGACGGTACGTGGGTGATGTCAACTTTCTCACCACAAGCTCCTGACATTAAATTGCGCGACACGATGGAGGTTCCGTTTGACCACGGACAACCGCCCTTTATTTCGTGCGAATACGAGGTGACTAGCGGGGGTTGGTATAGCCCGCGCGGTGTGTGTGAAATGCTCGCCCCGTTTGAGGCCGGACTGAACAAGTTGTGGAACGAAAAGATGGACGCGGCCACGTTGTTCAACCAGCCGATGTTCCGCGCTGAACGTGACCTTCCCAACTCGGTTAATCTCCGAATGAAGCCAGCACAAATTTTGCCCTTTGGTATTGCGCCGGTTCAAATGCCCACACCCCCTCTTGATTTTGATAAGGAAATGGTACGAACCCAGACGATAGCGGAAGGGCGCGTCACGGTTCCGGATTATGGCATCAATCAACTGGGGGCGAACGGTGACCGGCGCACGGCCACGGAGATTGATTCCATCAATGCACAATCCCAGCAGAATATGGATTTGCGTTTGCGCCTTTTCCGTCAGGCACTCGGCTCCCTTTTCCGCCAATGCTGGTCAATTCTTTTGCAGTACGATTCGCGCGACTTACAATATCGTTTCCTTGAGGACTCGCTGAATGTTGATCCGGTTGCCCTGCACGACCAGTACGCAATCGAGCCGCGCGGCGGGATGGATATGGTGAGTCGCCAGATGCTTCTCAACCGAGCCATCCAGCGCAAGATGCTATTCGGTCAGAGTCCTTGGATTGACCAAGTGGAACTCGATAAGTCCATCCTTGAACTGGAAGATCCAAGCCTTGTGGCGCGACTGGTGCGTGATCCGCGCCTTGACGTACAGGACGATGTTGAGGACGAACAAAGAATTATTCCAGCCCTGTTGGTGGGGGAAACCATCTCCGTCAGGGACGATTCAAACTTCCGTGACCGCATCCAAGTGCTGCTTGCCTTTGTGGAAAAAAGCCGGATGCAGGGAACCCCCATCAGTCCAGAGGGGCAACAGGCAATTCTCGGACGCTTGGGCGCATTGCTTAACGCCTTTGAACAGGTGGACACAAATACAGCGCGCGCTCTACGCAAGGACGTTCATCAATATCTTGAAACCGCTGGCATCATTTCCAACGAACAGGAGGCGCAGATGCCGCAGATGCCGCAGATGCCGGTTGACGCTTCAATGGCTCAACCGCCCGCACCGGAAAATGCGCCGATGCCAGAGGAGGCAATGGCATAGATGAAACTTTTAAGATTCATAAAGATAGCGTGGAAGATGAGTCGCACCATTCCTTGGGTGGACGAGCCGGAGTGGGAAGCTGGCGATGTGAATATGCTTCGGTCATTTCTTGTCTCAAGTTCGGGCAAAAGATTCCGTCGAATACTGTTAAATATGATTTTACGACAAAACGCGCTCGTGGTATCACAAAGTGATACTAATCGCTTGCAATCAGAGGCAGGATTTGCCAATGGTATGAGAATGACGGTTCACACGATTGAAGCGTTGGCTAGGGACATTGATCCCGAAGAAGAATTTACATCGGACGTATTTGGAGTCGAACGCCCGATGAGTCAAGACTCCGCAGCACGGTCTGTTTTGTAAGTGCCAAAACAGGACGAGGATAGCACTTAAAAACACAGGGAACATTAAATGCCAGAAGAGCAAGGTGGAGTAACCTCCTCAAGTCTGTTGGCTGCGGCCCAAGAGTACGATACTCAAATGGACGCAGGGATTGCAGAGCCTCAAGTTGAGGTAATACAACTGGAACCGAAAGCTGAAGAGCCGGAGGAAACGGAACAGATAGCGGAGGACGAAGCCGATCCAAAGGCTGATGATGTTCAAAACGACAAGAGTTCATTGACAGAGCAACCAGAAGAGGTTGCACCGGAAGAGCCTAAAAGTAAGTATGCCAAGAACCGTAAACGCTTGGATGATGCCTGGAAATCAGTAAATGATGACAAGGAGGACAACAAGCGGGCAAGGGTCGAGATAGAAGCGGAGCGCGCTGAAATACACAAGTTGCGCGAAAAAGTAACCGCTGATCGAGGCTATCGGGACGAACACGGGCATACCGCAAAAGACTACGATGACGCTGCGGAAGGGTTCATTGAAGAGGGCGACGATAAATTGGCTAACGCCTCCAGAAAAAAAGCGGAGGAAATGCGATCCAAGGAATCTGATGCCGTCCAAAATGTCCAAAGGAATAAGAACGAGGAAATCCGACAGGAGCAAATTGAAATGCTCAAGAAGGAACACCCCGAATTATCTGATTCCAATTCGCCGTTGTTCAAAGAAGTCGCCGCGCTTATGGCGACATATCCGATACTTCAGTATGACCCCTACGGGGTGAAGACTGCGGTGGATGTGGCGTTCTTGAGACAAAAGGCAAACCGGAGCGACGAACTGGAAGCTCGCGTTAACGAACTTGAGTCAGTTAAATCCAAACTGGAAAAGAAAACGTCAGTGGTGGGTGGATTTACGGGTGAAAGGCTTGAGGGCGATAAAGGTTTCGACGATATGAGCGACAACGAGCAGAGGGATTTCCTTATGCGCGCCGCTTTGGAACACGACAACGCACTTTAGCTATAACATCACCTTGTGATACCTTTCCGCTGGCTAGGAAATAAGTTATGGCAACTAATACAACTACCAGCTTATCCAACCAGTATCAGAACTATTTCAGCAAGAAATTGCTGTCCTACGCTGTTCAGGCATTGGTTTTGGATCAGTTCGCGGAGAAGACTCCGCTCCCCGCTAAAGCGGGACACAAGGCAATTAGTATGTTCAGGTTTGATGCTCCGTCCGTTGACGCGATTGAAACGCTCGGCGAAGGAGTCACCACCACCGGAACACGCTCATTGACCCTATCAAAGATCGAGAAATCGCTCATTCAGCGCGGCCAAGTCATCAAGATGACGGACGTTCTGACGGCAACCGATCTATTCAACAGCCTCCAGCAAAGTATCAAGGTGAATGGCCAAGATGCTGCGCTCGATATGGACACGCAGACCCGCAACACGCTTGTGGGTTCCAACGTGGCCGGTACTGCGAAGGAAAACGGAGACGGTTCCGCGCTCGACAACAGTGACACTCTTACAGAGATGTACGCTGATGGCGGCACGGACTACAGCACCTTTGACGGCGTTACAACTGCCGCTACGGTGTTGTCAGCCTCCTCGATCCTCGATGCAGTCACCAAGCTGAAAGTGAACCGCGCGCAACCCGCCAAGGCTGGGATGTACGTGGCTGCTACCAGCGCACAGGTGTTGAGTGACATCCAGAAAATAGATGCGTGGTTAAACGCCGCCCAATACAGCAACGTCGAAGAACTCTATAAGGGTGAAGTCGGCTCGTTGTATGGCGCGAAATTCATCCTTCACACGAACGGATGGAGTTCGGTTTATTCGTCTGAAGACGATGACCGTTATGCCTACTCGACTGGCGGAACCGGAACAACGGCGGCGGGGGCTAACATCCGCGCCACGCTGTTCTTGGGGCAACAAGCCTACGGTGTGCCGGAGTTGACCAGTTCGTCTCCATTCAGCCCGAAAGTGATTATCACTGACACGGCTGACAAGACGGACCCTTTAAACCAGCTAATTACCGCCGGTTTTAAGACACATTGGACAACTCTGCGACTGAATCCAGCTTATTACGTAGTGATGCGTAGTAAGACTGATTCCACTGCCTAGTAATAGGACAAACCATATGGGTGATAAAAAACCTAAAGGTATGGTGATTATGATTGCCGTGGGTGGCGGGCAAAAATCCCGCCCCCACGGTCATCCTTCACCAAATAAAAAAGAAGGTTGTGAAATGATAAAGATTCCATTGGAAGCATTAGTTTCCGAATCCGAAGAGGGCGATCAAATTCCACCGCAAGAGGGGGATGCTGTTGTGCTTGAAAGTGTTGAGGGCGAAGTGGTTGGCATTGACGGCCCCGATGCTCACGTTGAACTGATAAGTGTGAATGGCGTACCCATTGAATATGTCGAGCAGATGGCTAAAGAAGCCGAGGACGATATTATTGATGACGCCGAGGCTGATGCTCTACTTGAGATGGCTGAAGAAGAGGACTTGAAGGCGGGATACTAATGCCGATCTACACATTTAAAAACAACGCTGGCGAGACGGTTGAGGAATTGGTTCCGCTTGGAACCACCACAATCAAATTTGACGGTGTTGAATACAAGAAATGTGACACTCCCCACGGGGTTGCTTTCACCGGCAACGCCGTGGGAGTGCCTTCACAAGCCGAGCAAGTTCGTCAGGGTTACCACAAGCTGGAGCAGACTCTGGGTTCCAGGTTTTTAGATCGGTCAAAATTTACAACAAAACAAATTAAGAAAGCATGGGGGTTTTAGATGGCTACATTAACAGGAAGAACAATCGCGGCGAGTTACGCTGAACTGCTGAAAACCACATCGGCAAGTGGAATCACTGCCTCGCTGGATACCGTACAGGACGGGGACGCCACTAATTCTGCGTTGCAGTTGAGCAGCGGCGGAGTCAAGTCCACCGGAACCCTTGAGGTCGCGGGAGTGACTACCGCAACGGGCGGTGTGGTTGGAGACTTAACTGGAGATGTGACTGGCGACCTGACGGGAAATGTCACGGCTACAAGCGTTCTAGTTGATGGGGTGGTGGGAACCACACAGAGTTCCGGCGACAACTCAACCAAGGTTGCGACCACGGCTTATGTGGACGCAGAAGTTGCGACCTCCGACACCTTGGCCGAGGTTCTTGCCAATGGCAATACGACAGGCTCAACCAACATCATAGTTTCCGCGAGCCAATCCATAACAACCGACACAGTTTCAGAAACAACCAGTGCTGCGGGTGTAACCATTGATAGCGTTCTGGTTAAGGACAACACCGTTACAGCGACAACCTTCACCGGAGCGTTGGCGGGTAATGTTACTGGTAATGTTACTGGAGATGTTACTGGAGATGTTACTGGGGACTTAACCGGAGACAGTGCAGGTACGCATACGGGTGCAGTCACGGGCAACGTAACGGGAGATTTAACTGGAAATGTTACTGCTACATCCGTTCTTGCTGACGGGGTTGCGGGTACAACTCAATCTGCTTCTAATAACTCCACGAAAGTTGCAACCACTGCCTATGTGGACGCACAGGTGGGAACTTCCGATACGTTATCCGAGGTATTGGCTAATGGAGGCACGGCGACAAGCTCGGCTCTTGCGGGGGTCATGTCTGATGAAACAGGTAGCGGTTCTCTGGTCTTTGCTACCAGTCCGACTCTGGTTACACCCGCGCTCGGAACTCCGGCATCTGGTGCGCTGACGAATTGCACCTTCCCTACCCTGAATCAAGATACTACCGGAACAGCAGCGACAGTGACGGGCGCAGCGCAAACTGCGATTACGTCAGTCGGAACTCTGACTGACCTTACCGTTAGCGGCACAAGCACGACTATTGGAACCGTAACTTCGGGTGTGTGGGAAGGCACGGCAGTCGCTGTGGCCCAAGGCGGCACAGGGTCAACCACGGCTGGTGCAGCTAGAACCGCCCTTGGCGTGGATGCCGCTGGCACAGATAATTCAACGAACGTCACCCTCGCCGGTACACCGGATTATATAAGCATAAGCGGGCAGGTAATTACTCGCGGTCAGGTTGACTTGACTGCGGACGTAACGGGTAATCTGCCGGTGGGGAATCAGAACAGCGGCACGGACGCATCAGCAACGACGTTCTGGCGTGGTGACGGAACTTGGGTTACACCGAGTGGCAGCGGAACCGTTACTGGAACCGGAGCGGACAATCAGGTTGCGGTCTGGAATTCTACGAGCGGGATTGAAGGAACCAGCAGCCTCGTTTTTGATTCAACGGGATTAGACGTTACCGGACAAGTTTTAAGTGATTCAAGTTTCCGTTTAACTGGAAATGGCAGCACCCCAGCTGGAAACACGATGTTCCGGCCCACCAGCAACACGGTGGCTTTTGGCACTAACTCCGTTGAACGCCTACGAATCACCAGCGGCGGTGACTGCCAGTGGTATAACACTTCCGCAGCGGTTAAGATGACTTGGGATGCTTCGGCGTCGGCATTGGGAATTGGTACTGCGGTTCCATCGCATAAGTTACATGTATATTCCGCCACAGGAAATGTATTTTCCGCGCTTCAAACTGGTAATACCAGTCGCGCCCAATTCATTGCTCAACATGACCAAAATTCTGTTTATTTTGGTGTTGAATCTACGGCTGCGGCTACATTTACTGGGACACTAGCGAATGCTGCTTTGTTTGGTTCAAACGGAGCATATGCTTCGCAAATTATTACAAATGGTACGGCACAGGTGACAGTTTTAAGCAGCGGCAACGTCGGCATCTCAACTGACACGCCGGGGGTTGATTTGGCTGGTTCGACAGGTGACCGCACTGACGGTGTGACGCTTCACTTAAAAAATTCCGGTGGTGCTGCCTACAACATTATTGAGTCCAGCACTCTGGCCGAGTTACACATGATTGATTCGGGCGGAACTTCTGGTGACAGGTGGGCCAGATGGCAAATGGGCAACGACAAGCTAAAGCTAGATTTTCTTGCGGATAACGGCGGCAGCTTCACTACCGAAAACGCACTTGTTATTGACCCGACGAATGGAAACATCGGCATAGGCTGCACTCCCAGTGATAAGCTGGAAGTAAATGGCGATATACGAATTTCATCCGTCACTACTGGTGTGTCCTCGGCCAGTAACGATTTGAAATTTTACGGGACGACCACTGGTTCATCTCAAGTTAATCAGGGACTAATCAAATCAAGCACTTGGGCCACAAACTCAAACGCAGGAGTTCTGGAGTTTCACACAGCCAACACTTCAAACGCCCCGACACTCCGTATGGCAATAGACGGCGGCGGTGACTGCCAGTGGTATAATGCTTCCGCAGCGGTGAAGATGACTTGGGATGCTTCGGCGGCTTCGCTGGGCATAGGAACTGCGGTTCCGACAAAGAAATTGTCCGTCATTGGGGATGTTTCTTTTGGGGCCGACTCATACGGTGTGCTTGAGCAAGACTCCTCGGTGGTTCGCCTCAAAAACGTGAATACCGGCGGAGAACTCCACCTAATGACGCATGACGGGAACGAGGACATCAACCTCAATCCGGCAGGTTACATACAATTTGAAACGGCTGGCTCTGAAGCAATGCGAATCACCAGCGCGGGCGACATATTGACCTCCACTGCCAATGCCAGAATCGGCGCGGCAACTGGCTATGCGGTTGAGTATGGAACCGTTAGTGATAACTCGGTATTCTTCCATTCGGCGGACACGTTGCGAATGAAAATCGGCGGGACGGGTGACTGCCAATGGTACGAGGACACTGGGACTACGCCCAAAATGACTTGGGATGCTTCGGCAGAGTCGCTCGGCCTTGCCACGGATTCGCCGACAAGTTTGTTGGACGTACGAGGCCCGACAGGCACGGGTGCGGCATCCGCTGGGGTTCTGACACTCGCTACCAACGAACTCACGATTGTTGATAACGACCAGTTGGGTCGCATCGAATTCAGGTCGCCGCTTGCTACGGCAGGAACCGACGCTATCGTTTCCGCAGCGGAAATCTGGGCCGAGGCGAATGCGACTTTTTCGGCTTCAGTGAATTCGGCGGACATCGTGTTTGCGACAGCGACGAGCGGGGCCGCTGCCGAACGCCTACGAATCACCAGCGCGGGCCGAGTCACCGTCAAGAAATCCAGTAACGGTGAGATTACTGCGCTGACCGATGCGAGTACGGTTGCCCTAGACTTTGATGATGCAAACAACTTCACGCTGTTGACCACTTCGGGGGTAGGCTCAACCAGAGCATTAGGCAATCCGAGCAACCTTACCGCAGGGCAGAGCGGGGCCATCGTGATTACCTCTGATGCCGCTGACCGACTGCTAACCTATTCAAGCTATTGGGATTTCGAGGGCGGAACTGCGCCATCCTTAACGACCACTTCGGGGGGGATAGATACGCTGGTATATTATGTCGCCAGCGCAACCAGCATCCACGCTGTTCTTTTGAAAGACATGAAGTAAATCAGTAAAACAAACATAAATAATGAAAGCATTCACACGAATTGAAGCGCGAATCCTCCCAGAAAAAAATGGGTTGAAGAACGTGGTATCTGAATTAGTAGTCGGCATGACTTACACTTCAGACGAGACCGGTTTATCTGTTTATCGGGATACTCTCGTGTCTTTGCCCGACCCAGACGAATCCAACTTCATCGCCTTTGAGGATATTGATGAGGCGTGGTGTTCGGTCATCTGCGAGAAAACAGCCACCGATAATAATTGGGCCGAGGGGATGGAGAAGGAATTAGAAGCGGCAAAAACTCGCCCAATCTCAAAAGCCTTCAAATTCCAAGAGCCAAAAGTTGAGGCGTAAGAACAATGGCATTGGGAGGAACAATTCCGTTGATGATGA